GTCTCATGTCAAATGAGCAGACCGATATCAAACAGTTGACTGAGTTCAGCCCATTCTTCACTAACAAGTTAAAAGAATTGATGGCTGATGCAAACAAAATTGTTGAACAAGTGGAAGTTACGAAAGCACCTACAAACGTGGTAAGCATTCAAGAACGCATGGAAGAAAAAGCCAGAGAACATGCTGGTGAATTCGAAGGTGCAATCGATGAGTGGGTACTCACTAAAGGTAAGAATACTTTCTCTGCCAAGAATTATCTTCTGACACATGAGGTTGCAGCACCTATTGCCAAGCGTATTGGTGAGTTGTTTGTAAAGACTGCAGAAGAAATTCGTGAGGCTATTGATGGTGAAGATGAGCAACTGGTAGAAGGTTACTCACATCTCACTAAACGAGAACTAAAGAAGTTTGCAGAGTTCGTAGAAGAAATCATTGCTGACTGCCAACAACAAGTCCAGACTGCCAAAGCGAATCGTGCACCACGTAAACGCAAGGCACAACCACCTAGCAAGGTCGTTGCTAAGATGAAGTACATGAAAGAGTTTGCTGAGTTAAATCTTAAATCAATCAAGCCAGAGACTATCGTTGGTTCGTCTGAAGTATGGGTATACAACACGAAGTATCGTAAGATAACTGTTTACAAAGCAATCAATGATGTGCTTACAGTTAAGGGTACTACAATTATCGGATTCGATATTAAAGAATCTAAAACACAGATGTTGCGTAAGCCAGATGTATTCTTTAAGGGATTAACATTGGGTAAGCGTCCATTGAATGGTGCAATGAAACCATTGACAACTACGGTAACTGTACCGAATGGTCGTGTCAATGAAGAATGTATTGTGCTCGGAGCATTTTAATGCAAGTTAATTATATTGCTAATCCATTCCCTCACGCAATTCTTGATAACTTTTATGAGCCCAATGAATTGAGTGCTGTATGGAGAGAGTTAGATTTTCTAACACACCCAGATAAACTTCTTCCTGAAAGTGAAACTGGATCTGCCTTATATGCTGATGGTAAAAGTTCTAAAAAGAATTTTGGGATATATTTGGATGAAACCTATGTAGGAAATCGTAACATCTCTGATATATTAAGAATTGGAAGAAAGATTTTTGAACCAGAAATATTAAAGTTCCTACAAGAACAACATTGGTTGTTTAAGTATGTTGCTCAGTCTAGTAAAGACAATATGTTGTTAAGTTATTATGAAGATAAAGGTACTTACGATGCTCATATTGATGCTAGCACAATTACATCTTTAGTACATTTGTTTAAAGAACCGAAGAAATTTATTGGTGGTGATTTAGTTTTTACAGAATTTAATAATTATACATTAACTTTAAAGAACAATAGATGTATTATATTCCCATCTAAAGTAGAACATGCTGTCACACCACTATCACTACCAGAAGAAGAAAAGATGACTGGTAATGGTAGGTATTGTATCTCCCACTTTTTTATGTGTTGAAAGAAATATTATGATATTAGTTGATTATAGTCAGGTAGCACTTGCAGCCATCCTTACCTTCCAGCGTGAGTTGAAAGGTAGTGAGGCAGAGGTAAAGAATCTTATTCGTCATGTGACTTTGTCTACTCTTAAATCATACAAGAAGAAGTATGGTAAAGACTACGGAGAGTTAGTCATCTGTTGCGATGGTCGTAAATACTGGCGCAAGGAATTCTTTGAGTTCTATAAAGGTATGCGTAAGAGCAATCGAGATAAATCAGATCTGGATTGGAAGTTGATCTTTGATACACTCTCAGAGATGCGTACTGATCTTGCCGCACACTTTCCATATCGAGTACTGCACGTAGATCGTGCAGAAGCAGATGACATCATTGCAGTACTGGTAAAGTATCTGCAAGAGAATCTTCTAGTCCAAGAAGGATTAGTTGAAGAGCCACAGAAGGTATTGATTCTGTCCTCTGATAAAGACTTCAAGCAATTGCAATTGTTCAATAATGTGAAGCAGTGGTCTCCGATGCAGAAAAAATACATTACTGCTTCTCATAAAGAAATTATCGAACATAAAATCGAGCATATCGTTAAGGGTGACACTGGTGACGGAGTTCCAAACATCCTAAGCAAAGATGACGTATTCATGAAGGGTGAACGACAAAGACCAATGAGTGCGAAACGACTCCAAGATTTTTTTGAGAATGGATTCATTGCTTGCAAGAATGACGAAGAACGACGCAATTGGCATCGCAACTCTACTCTTGTTGACTTTGATCATATCCCACCAGATGTTTCAGAAGACATTATCAAGGCATACATAAATACAAAACCGAGTGGTGATAAGATGACTATCATGAATTATTTGATTGAGCATCGTTGCCGTTTACTATTAGACGAACTAGAGGATTTTTAATGAAACAATATGTGACCGAAATACTTAAAGAAATCAATGATGATCCTAAGACAATCACAAAGCACAAAGATGAATTTCTATTGAAGGTGTTGTTTGCTCATAACTTCTTGCCATCGCACAAGATGCTGTTACCTGAAGGTGAGCCACCATTCAAACCTGCTGATCAACCAATTGGTATGTGTGACACAAACCTATTTCTTGAAGCAAAGAAAATGTATGTGTTCATCCGTCAAGATCTAAAGCCAATTAAACGAGAAGGATTGTTTATTGGTCTGTTGGAAGGTATACATCCTACTGAAGCTGCAATTCTTATTGCAGTTAAAGACCAGAAGTTACAAAAGATGTATCCAAAGATTACATGGAAACTTGTGTCAGATGCAGGTATCATTCCTGCGGTTGCTCAGTGGAAAGATAAAGTTGCCCCGAAAGCATGAAACTCTTAGCATTAAGACTGTGTGAGCATGATAGCAATATTTCTTACTTTGATGGTAGCACTGTAAGGTACTACAAATCAGAGAGAACGACTCAAGTCAAACACCATGCGTATAATGATTTACATTCATGGAAACATGATATCGAAAACATATTCAATATCAGTGTAAATGATTTAGATGAAATTGCCATTGTGGTTGATCCATGGAGTTATGAAGGACTGCCAGAATTTGCTGATGGAGAGGTATTTCCTGCGATTCCTTGGCACTGGTTAGAAACCAAATGTCCATCGTGGCGAGTCAATCATCACTATGCCCATGCATTAAGTGGTTGGATGTTAACCGATAAACCAGATGTTTCTATCGTCATCGATGGATTTGGTGACTTGGATAAAGCATGGTCTGTATTCAAAGGTGATCAATTTATTGCTGAAGGATCGCAGAAGTTGAATGGATCTATCGGTGTATCAATGGCAGATGCTGGTCGTACACTTGGTGTGAATTTTGGACATGTGTCTGATATTGCTGGTAAGGTAATGGGTTTGCAGTCTTATGGCACTGTTGATAAAAAGTATCTGAACGAATTAAAACAGTACAACATGCTTTCGATTAATGATGTGTTCAGTTTTGATAATTGGAGAACATACAAGCAAGATGATCTCATTGCAAATCATACAAGACTCGATTGGATCGCAACAGTACATGAAAGAGTTGGAGAGATCCTAGTTGATTTCTTTTATCAGTATTGTAAGAAAGATGATGTAGTCTTTTACAGTGGTGGAGTAGCACAGAATGTTATCTGGAATACAAAGTTACTCAAAGAGTTTCCTAATCTAGTAGTACCACCACACTCAACTGATGAGGGATTGTCACTTGGTGCGTTGGAATGGTTACGTGTAAAGAATAATCTTCCTAAGTTTACTCTTCCGAATTTTCCATTTGTACAATCTGACACTACTCCGCTAGATGAACCATCTTTGGATACGATTAAAGAAGTCGCTAGACTACTATCAATTGGCAAGACAGTTGCGTGGTATCAAGGACATGGAGAAGTTGGACCAAGAGCACTGGGTAACAGATCTATATTGATGCACCCTGATCTTTCAAAGACTAAGATCAATGCAATCAAGAGAAGAGAAAACTACAGACCATTTGGTGCTTCTATTCTAAGAGAGCACATGAAAGATTATTTTATCGATGATATTAATAATCCTCATATGTTATTCGTTAGTGAGTTGCGTGCCTACAACACTATGGATGCAATTCGACATGTAGACAATACTTGTCGTGTTCAAACAGTGGATGAAACTGGTGGTTCGTTTAGAATCTTGTTAAAAGAGTTCTGTAAAGAAAGTGGATATCCAATTCTGTTGAACACCAGTCTAAATTTGGCAGGGAAACCTATCGCTGGACATATGCAATCTGCTGAAGAACTATTTCAGACTTCAGAATTAGATTGTCTTGTAATGGGTAATGATATATACTTGAAGGTATATGATGAAACAAAAATGGATTGATGCATTCATGGACACAGCGGAGAGATTCGCCCAGTTGTCCAGTGCAAAACGATTGCAGGTTGGTGCAGTTGTCGTAAAAGACAATCGTATCATCTCGATCGGATATAATGGAATGCCATCTGGTTGGACAAACGAATGTGAACACATCGTGCAACATTCAGATGACACAGTAACAACAGTGACGAAAGATGAGGTTATACATGCTGAAGCAAATGCAATACTCAAATTGGCTCGTGATGGTGAATCAGGCTATGGCTCCAGCTTATTCTGCACTCATGCTCCTTGCATTCATTGCGCTAAGTTGATTCATGGAGCAGGAATAGATAAAGTCTACTATCGTGAGTCTTACAGAGACGACAATGGTCTAGCCTTCCTGCAAGCCTGTGATATAGAGGTCCAAAAAGTGCTTGACATTAATTCATAAATACTGTATAATAGACTTATGAAAAATTGGAAAGGGTTACAAATGAAAAAGATTACATCGTTAGTTGTGGCATCATTTATTGCAGTATCCAGCTATGCTCCAGCAGCACATGCTTGGGGTGCGAGAGAACAAGGCATTGTTACTGGAGTTGCAGGACTTTGGATATTTCAGCAGTTGAATAAACCATCTGTTGTGGTTCAACAACCACCAGTTTATATTCCACAGCAACAAGCACCAGTTTATGTTCCACAGCCACAAGTTGTGTATGTGTATCCTACTACTGCACCAATTGTTCATCTTCCAAATACTGTTTGTGAGTTGCGCAGTGAAAATGTAAATGGTCAAATTATTACTGGTAATTTCTGTTATCAGCGTTAATTTTTCCTATATAGATAACAACCCCACGAACAGTAGGGTTATTTAAATAAAGTTTGACTTTAAACCGAAAGAAGAGTAGAATTCAATCATGAAATCGAAAATGATATCCAAAACGATGCAGAGACATCTCCCGCTATTAAGTGGCTGGACATGCTCACGCACATCATTTGGATATAATGCGATTGAGGATGCCGAGGGTTTGGATAAGAAGTAACTGACACCAGTCTACTTACCCAAACCCTCTGAGATGAAAGTCCAGAGGGTTTTTTGTTTTATAGCCATCGTGCTAGTAACATTGTTCTTTTACAATTCAGGATT